AGGCGAACACCATCAAGTTTGGGTTGAACGTAGAACGGCTCAGAGATGTATTTCTGGCGATCCTCCCACTTGTTGGCGAGCATAGGCAACACTTGGTTACACTTAGTATGCTCATTGTTCCACATGGTTTGGGCTCTCTTGAGAGCCTTTTCGTAACCAGTCTTGACATTGGTTCGTGACACAGAAAACTTGTCACTCCCCACAATACCGGAAATCTTCACGATATCCGCGGTTCCATCCTTCAAGTCCTCGACTTTGATGTCAATGTAGCGGTCGCGGTTCAATTTATCTTTATGGATAAGGCGTTCCATTATAGGAGTAATTAATTTCTCAACTTTAAATAGATGTCTGGATTACCAGTTATTAATTACGCTAGAATGGAGCGACTTAGGCCTCCAGAAAGCACAACATTGCCTTTAAATTTAAACACGTTTTGTATATTATTTATAATTCTATGTGTACTAGCTCTATATCGACACGCTAATAAACTCACTCAAGAGCGTGAACGATTCCATACTTGAGACAGTCTTTTGGAGAAAGGTAAATATCTTTCCGCATCAGTTTATTCAACATTTTCTCGGGAATCTTGGTCTTTTCGAGATACATCTTCTTCAAATTTTTCATAAACTTATCCGTTGATTTCAGCTCATGTTTAAGTTCCTGAAAATTACCCCATAATTCTGTAGAAATTTGGTGGATGAGAACATATGCATTTTTTCCCATATGTCTTTCAATACCACCAAGAAGCATGAAGGTGGCTGCACTACAACAAGAACCTTGGGCGATGGTGACAACCTTCACACGAGAGGATTCGAGAGTGTTCATCATCGTCATACCGGCAAAGATGTCTCCACCTTCACTCATGATATGAACCCTAATTAGTGGTTCGTACCCAAAGAGTTCAGCTTTGTTTTTAAGAAGTTGGATCTCCAGTTTTTTAAATTTCTCGACGAAGTCAAGAGCGTTTTCCCGATCGACATCAGCATAGAAGAGGATTTCGTTCCCAATAACCTTAACACATTCTTCAACTTCAGGTTCTTCATCTTTCGTAGACATTCTTCAAAGCCTTCTTTACTTTTGCAACGTCTCGTGGTTTTAAGTTGTTTCCAACAGCGAGGTGATTGATCACGTCGAAATCTTGGGGTGTAATTTTATATTCAATGAGTTTACTTAGGTCTCCTTTCTCTGCATATTTCTTCAAAAGACACAATTCTTCAACTCCTAATCCTAATCTTGATTTTTTCTTTATTTCTTCATATTTTTGTTTACGCATTCTATAGTTTCCGAGTTTTGTCCAACAACTACCGGGTCTAATTTTATCTTTCTCGAGTGGTTCACCCAGAGCCGTTTTTGGTATAGTGAGAGCGTGTAAGACGAAATACGGCATGAGATTCCAGTTACCACTTTTGTATATATGACTATCGTACGAATCAGCTTCAGAAAATGAACTCGTACACGTTACCACATCGACACCTTTCGAATTAATATAATTTTCTTGAAAGATGTCCCACATATGACCATGCTCTGCGATACTATCATGAATTTGTATAGGTTTAGGATCTGACAATACATCGGCTATAAATTCTTTCGGTGTTTTAAAGTCGTCTATTTCATCAAATCCATCGAGATACGTGAAAAAATTGCGAATGTTACCTTTACATCTATACGCTGCGTGTTCAGCTTTGGGTCCCGTTTCGTTTGTGAGTCTCAATAGTGTTTCGGGTTTATGTCTGGGTATAAACACGGTTTCGAAATTTGGATACATACACATATTCGTGGAAGTTACTACGAGTGATGCACGGGTTAATGGTTTACCATCTGAAACCTGTTCTATTATTGGTTTAAACACTGGATCATAGTCTTCAATAAATACATATTTCGTAGAAGGTTTGATAAATGTCAAAAAAGGTGATTTACTTTTTAAATGGTCCGTTCGTAATTCAACATGATTTAGATCTTTTAATACTTCTTTAAGAATATATGTTTTTCCAATTCCATACCCTCCACATATAAATACATTCTTTCTTTCATTTAAATAGCGACGAATCAATTCAATCTGTTTGGTATGAATTGTTTCCACGGTATTTTCAGCTTCTTTTTTTTGTGGAATAATTTTAATGAAGGAATCCATCGATGATCTTACTAATCAGGCCATAGATTTAGTGCTTGAAAATGACGCACTACATAAGCGTATCGTAGAACCTTTAAAAAGGAAAATTTTACCATACGTTGCATGTGGAGTTCTTACCAATGTTGTCATGTTTATTCTTTTGGTGTACCTTGCTCGACGTCTGTCTCTTCTTCCTCTATCTCCTCAACTTCATCTAGATTAGATTCTTCACTGACTTCACTTGGTGGTGGTGTTTTCGATTTAGAAAGAAATTTACCCACACGCTCGAGAGGTGTATCTTTAGTTATAGCTTCAATTGGCTCAATAGTTTTGGGAAGTTTGAGAATTGGAATTGAACGCACATTCAGAATTTCGGGTTTTGTAAAAATATTATCAAGTGGGTATTCTTTATCAAAATCTTTCATTATTTGTTTAGGAATTGATGGAGATTGTTCGAGGAGTCTGTCATATTCAGTCTTACAGTCCTCAACAAATTTCAAACCATCTTTCTTACGTTCATCTCGTGATATCGCTAACATGAGTCGAATATTTCTAGATAATAGACCATGAGCTAACGCCGCAGTTCGATGATTTTCCATTAATTCATTAATTTTTAAGAATTGCATGATAGTGGCAATTAATCCTGCAATTAAATTCAAACCACCTATAACCGATGGTGCAGCGGGTTGAATACTGGGGGGAAGTGTAGATTGTGCAAAGTTAGCTGTTCCTGTAATAGTCGAAAGTACAATGACGGGTAACGTAAATTTCATACTCAGATCTTTATAGAGTAAAAACGATCTATGATGCATAAACCTATAACACGCACAGGCCTCACCCCATTGTCGTAATATAATTTCGTGCTGATCATTCCATACAATTTTTTCTTTTACCATTGTATATTAGATATGAATATTATATTTATGATTCATGTCGTATTTTTATTGGCTATTTTAATAGTGCCATTCACCAATAATAAACGAAACCTAGAATTTTACTCGATGGTTATCCCCTTTATTTTTTATCATTGGTCGGTGAATGACGACACATGTGCATTGACCCAAGCGGAGATGATGGTTACGGGTAAACACAAAGATGAAACCTTTATGGGTCGGTTAGTGGGTCCAATTTACAAAATGGAGGAGAACCAGGTCAATAATATGACAAAGACTATGTTTTTCGTTCTTTGGGCCTTTGTTCAGTACAGACTTGGACATTTTGATTTATTTTTTGAAGACGTAAAAGAAATACTTAAAGGAAAAAAAGTAAAGTAAAGTAATATGGATACAAAACTTAGAGCAGAAATTAAAAAACTTATTTATAACCGCGATTTGTATCACGCAAATTATGTTGAAGAATTTGAAGATTTAGAAGAAAAAATACGAAGATTGAGTATACAGATTGATAAATCTGATTCCGAAGTTAAGAAGCAAATCCTTAATAAACAGAAATTATATTATGAGAGACAAATTGAAAAAATTGATAAAAATTTGGAACATACGACAAATGTGATTAATGGTAAAATTGATTACTTTGAAGAACAGCTTCAAAACATGGAAAAGGAAAAACATTCTCTCGGGTACAATGTTGAAAAACTTAAAAAAGCACTCGAGAGACGTAATACTAATGAAATTTTTGATATGTTTGAATACGTTACAAACGCGATTGTTATTATAAATGAAGATCTAAAATCTATTTCTTCGAAAGCAGGTGAACCTGTTTAATGAAGTTCTTATTGCGTCTAATTTTTGGGTCAGCAGCGATGAGACGGAGAAGGGCCGCCGTTGGTATTTTTGGGCTATTACCTGAAGGCTTAGGAGTTTTCTTTAATTTCTTCTTAGCGTTCTGGAGTTGTTTAGTAGTTGGCATATACTATACCTTAGGAAAATATCTAAACTTGTCGAATATATGAGTTGTAACTTTGAAGTTAAAATAGACAATCATACAGAGAGCATCCGCTATATCATGTTTTCTTTCATATGGAATCTCATCATCTAGATATTTTTCAGCTATTAGTACGGTTCTCTCTTTTCGTTCTTCATAATCCAAGTGTCTCATACCAAAATGCATATGCATGCTCACAGGTGAAATTAAAGTAACCTTATCTTTGAACATGTAGTTTAATAGAATCTCAATATTTGTGAATCCCCCGGGTGGTTGTCTCTCTATAAGTATTTTATCAGCTGAATCAAATATATCTTGGTGATCTTCAACAAATAAAGGGATGAGGTCAACAAAGTCATTTGTGTGTATATACTTATAGTCCTCGAGACTTACCTTTTTCATGTACTTTACATCAATTTTTGGGCTATCTTCAAACTCGGCAGACACCAAACCCATATTATGGTATCCTATATCGATCGCCAAGACCTTCATGTCTTTATGTAAAAGATTTTCCTTAACTATAGTATATGAAGAACAAGCAAAAGACAAACTTGTTAATACTGACTGTTATTGTACTCGTGGGGGCTGTAGGCTACATGTTCTACAACCCCCAAGTTGTCGAGGTCCCAGTAGAAGTAGCTGTTCCAGTGCCAGTGCGTCCAGTACCCACTCGTCGTGGTCACACCCAAGAACCCGAATTTAGGGGTCCACCCATTAAACAATACAAGCCTGGTCACATGCAACAGATGGGTTTAATCACGAATGGTGAAGAGACTCTCCCTCTCTATGGTAAGGAGGTACGTGGTCGCCGGGATCGCTACAATTACTACACCACCACCGGAGGTGAAAACTTATACCCAGTGTCAGTCTCCCACAATGCGAGAGACTGTATGGAAGACATTGGGTGCCAAGAGCTATACGGAAATGAAACAGTCACCGTAATGGGAAAGACTGGTTCATTCACTGTAAATATGTACAGGACTGATGATTTCTTTTAAGCTGCGGGTTCCTCAACGGGTTCCTCAACGGGTTCCTCGGCGGGTGTGGCCTGCTTAAC